CAGGCCCAAAAAACTGATTTGTTTCTATAGCCTGCTTCATTTTGTCTACTTCTTCTTGCGAGTATAGTGGTGTTTGTGTAAAATTTATAGTTGTCATGGTTGTAGTATAGACAAAGGCGGCCAAGTCTCGTAGGAGAACTTGGCCGCGGGAACACACTTACCTGTACACAGGACTTATAGTGTAGCATCCAACTTGTACCTCCAAGCCGTGTACGGCCCAGATTATATAGTGGATTAAGGCATTTGAGTTGTTTCTTGCAACTAGCAGTTCGTGGTCAAATCCTTGAACACCACGCAAAGTAATATTATAGCATTTGTGGAAGATTATGTCAACGCTACTTTTTTGGTGGTTTAAATAGTGCGGGAACCTGCTGTTCACGACGAACCGCAAGTGTTTCTATAAGTTCATTTACTTTAGGACTAGTTTCTATGGTGTGTTCTCTATTATACTTTAAATACGTAGGAAGCAATTCTTGTCTAATAACCTGTTCTAGGTTTTTAGTGTAATCTGTTTGCATAGTAAATCCTCCACAATTTTTATAATTATAGCACTCTAGCAGAACCTTGTGCAACACAAAATTTTTATTGCCCATCAAGGACCTGGTTATATTTCGGACTTGATTTATTTTTGTTGATAGAGTATAATATATAATCTAGTCATTACTTTTTAGGCTAGAACCCATTAATAACCTTTACCAAATCACACCAAAAATGCAAATCGTAAAAATGGATAAAGTGCCGCTTCTAGCTAACGAATTCCTATTCTATCTAGACGCATGGCTTCATTGTTACAAAAATCAAATTGATCTTAACCGAATCCAACGAAAGAACTGGCAAGTATGGCAAATTGTAGACTAAACTAGTGTGTGATTTGAGCAATCCACCAAGGAGGCTCAAATGAAAAAGTTTTTTGTTGTGTTGTGTGGCGCAGTGCTAATTTCTGCTGCTGGGGCAAAGCCCACGGATCCAGAAACACAGTGCTTGGCCCGTAATGTTTACCACGAAGCTCGTGGTGAATCTTGGCAGGGTAAGATGGCAGTGGCTATAACTACCATAAATCGTACTAATCACTGGCAGTTTCCTAAAACTATTTGTAAAGTAGTTTATCAACCCGGACAGTTTCACTGGACTAGAAACAAACATCTTAGGATAACTGATATACCGGCTTGGAATGATAGCATCCTAGTAGCACTTATTGCACAAGAGTTTGCACATGAGTATGCAAAACACTTTCCTGCACTATACTTTCACAATCACACAGTTCGTCCACGTTGGCAACACCGCAAGCTGGCTACTATAGGTCGGCACACATTTTACCACTAAAATGAGCAATATAAAAGCTACTATTATCAGGGACAGTGTATATACTCCCACTAAGTCCAGAATTACTACATTTGAAATTGAGTACCCACGCTTTATCCTAGCTGAGTTTAATACTCACCGTATGCTATCGCGCAATACAGCTAGTTCGCGTGCAATTCCTGTACAAAAAATGCACGAACACATTCGTGATAACACTGCGGTTCCTGTGGTTTGGGGTCAGAATAAAGCAGGTATGCAAGCAGACGAAGAAATCCTGCCGGATATGCAAAACTATGCCAAGCTAACTTGGATGGAAGCCCGAGATAGTGCTATTCGTTACAGCAGGTTGTTAGCAGATTTTGATGTACACAAGCAGATTACTAACCGGCTCACAGAGCCGTTTCAGATTGTTAAAACTGTAGTAACTGCTACCGAATGGGAAAACTTCTTCTGGCTACGAGATCATGAGATGGCACAGCCTGAGTTTAGAGAGTTAGCACATATTATGCATCAGCTTTACAAGGCATCGCAACCACAGCCTCTACAGCCAGACGAATGGCACCTACCCTATGTTAAAAGTACACGCGCTGCTAATCATACACAGATGTTTATTGATGAACAAACAGGCCTAGAAATCAAGCTGGCCGACGCTATCAAGATTAGTGCTAGTTGTTGTGCACAGGTAAGCTATCGCAAGCAGGATACCTCACTAGACAAGGCTATTCGCATCTATGATCAATTAGTAGAGTCTAAGCCAGCACACGCTAGTCCAGTTGAGCATCAGGCCACTCCTATTACGCAGTGGGATACCCTAGAGCGTATTGGTGTATCGCATCAGGACAGGTATGGTCAGCTATGGTCGGGCAACTTCTGCGGTTGGGTTCAATACCGCAAACTTATTCCAGGAGAAGCAAAGTGGTAAAAAATATTGGATTTAATCTATTAGCCCTACTACTTTTTTTACCAATATTAGTAGGCGTTGTTGATTTGTGGGCACTAATTATGCTGGACACTACATTTATTGTGGAATGGGATTCTCAAAAGTTTACTGGTGCTTGGTTGCTTAGCATTGCTGGTGTTTTTGTTAAAATTGCACATACCTGGAGTAAGGCATAATGAGAACTCACTACTGGTCGTGTACACCACTAGCGGACAGGATTCGTGGTACACCTAAGCCCACAGCCTTGGGCTGGGACGAGTGGGAAGGCTGGAAGGTAGAAGCTAAGCAAAAACATCCCGTTCGCTACTGGATTGCTGAAACACTTCTAGATAAGGTACAAGCCACTATCCACTGGATTCCGGATCGGATTGATAGCCTAGTATACTGGGTGTACACTCGCTGGCAGAGACCTACTCATGTACTCCGTGCACACAAAGAACATATTCGGCCCGGAACTGGCTGGGATTTCTGTGACAGACTCCTACCCTGTGTAATGAGTGAGCTGGTCGACTTTGTGGAGATTGATAAAGCACTAGATCAAGTACGCTGGGATCGGGAGGCCGGTAAACGGTATCAGGCACCGTGGTGGTTGTTCAAGTGGCCGCACATTCGTGGCTGGCGGTGTCCCAAAGCGGGGTTAGACTACCTAGACTGGGAGATCCAACTGGGTTCGGAGAGTCCAGATCAAGCTCACGCTGCACAAGAGCTTAAAGAACTCTACCTCTGGTGGACTCAGGTGCGACCCAACCGGCCTGATCCCTACGAGGTCACCGGCTGGAACAAATGGTCGGCAAATAATCGAGGGCTAGGCTTTACTAGTCGTGAGTTTGATCCGGACACCAAGGCTCGAGTTGAACAAATGCTAGACGAGCTTAACAGGCTAGAGGTGGCCTATCTAGCCGAAGACAAGCAACAGCTACACCGTGTAGTTGACATCTACAGGAGATTGTGGTGAACATAGTACTTTATACCCGTGACTTTGAGCCTATCACAATCCTTGACCTTCCGGTCTGGTTAATCGAACAAATGGAAAAACAGGGCCGAGTACGGGTAGCGGTACAAGAGCCGCCCCTTACCCAATGGATGACTGATGCAGATCCCACTACCCCACACCAGCCCAAAACTGTGGTCTTAGAGTGCTACAGGCTGCGCTGGTCGGATGGCACTCAAAAACCTATTATTGTTACACAAGATGATGAGTTAGCACTAGTACTCAAGCCCGACTGGCTGCCAGGACAACGTGCTAGTATCAACAACTACAAGCAAACTATTAATAACCTTGTTTATATGCTTAAAAAGGCAATGAATCGCAATGACTGAAAAACTTAACTGGCGAGAAGATCCTCCAAATACTGGCGGCAATACTTATATAGGAAGTAGTGGCGACACTATAGTAGCCTTAGTTAGTAGAAAGCTAAATCCAGACTCCAATAGCGGTTGGATTCCTTATCGGTGTACTCCTCAAGCAATTATACCGCTTTATCAAGAAGATAATAAAACTCTACTTTCATTTGAACAACTAACAGATGCTCAAGCAGCAATTGAAACTTGGATTAATAGTCAACAAGGCTAATATGAACGAAAAACTTACTTGGAAGATCCTACTTGGCAACACTTGGATTCTGGTAGATACCATGAACCGTATTCAAGCACAGGTTATGCGACCTGGTGTGCATAGTAGGGACTGGATCGCTATGGCTGAGGGTCGTAGCCTAGGCCGATTCTTAAACCCGGACGATGGCAAACTCCTAGTAGAACAAGCTCTAGGAATTCGCACTTGATTGTGTGCGACTAACTGTGTATAATATATTCTTTGCAAAATTAAAAAGGCAATGACTACAATGTTTTTCTGCGTTAATCCACAGTGTCAAGATGATGTGCCACGTGAGCGGTATCTCCACATCAGCAAGCTGTGCCTAGTGTGTGGCGAAAAACGAGCACGCCAACAAACACACTGCGTAGTTCCGCTCTCTAAAGGTGCTTATCAGCCTATTATTAATCCCGAACTGCTCAAGGGTCTTGGCAAGTATCACAACATGGAAACGGTATGAACGAAGAAAATAGAACCATACTACACTGGACACTGATTGGTATGTTTGTGCTGGTCACACTAGCCTATGTAGCAAACACCATCAAATACCACCTAGACCCACACCAAGACTGCTTTACCCGCGGCGGTGTAGTAATCAAAACTCAACATGGATGGCACTGCAGTGAACAATCAAGCTCAGCATATAAGTGAAGGGGTTTGGGACCTGTGGGTTAAATCTCAACTAGCGGCCCCAATTAATACCAGTCCAGTAGACTGGTTTGTTAACCAACTGGTAGAACAGATTGACCAAATTCTTGCCAACAGCTATGGTGGCCCACTACCACAATGTGCCGAGGCTATTGAGCTAGCCCGGTTGAGGGTAAAGGAGTGGGTATTTCATGGGTAATTACTACATAAACGAACATGGGCAGGTTGGGGTACTAGTCACACACCGGTACGGTAGTGGTTGGTTTACCTACCACTGGATCTGGCGACTTTGTGTGGATGCCGAGTTGTGTAGAGCTGTTGATGAAGAGGACTGGGAACTTGCGCTACAACTAGCCAAGGATATTGCTGAAAATGAAGGCACCGTATTCCTAGATACAACTACAGTAGCCGACATGCAACAACTTGAAGTCTGCTGGACCGACCGGCGTCGTAAGTTCTTTGTACAAGAGTATGATGGCCTAGAGTGTGTAGTCTACAAAGACGACATTAGCTGGATTCAGCTGTAAAATACCACCGGGGCATTCACCACAATTATTTTTGTGTTGAATGCCCTTTTCTTTTCTGCTATAATATTATATAATTTGAGAAAAGGACAAACCATGACGCCGCAAGAACAGTGGAGTTATAAGCAGAGGTGGATTCCCCAAGCGTATCAAGCTCCATTTCACAGCGACTTGCTGTGGCAAGTAAAGGGATGGCTACGGGCCAATGTTCCCCCGCACCAGTGGCACATTCGTGAGTGGACCAACGTCTACGAACATACTGTGTGGTTTAAATGTCTAATCCACAAACACCAATTTGAGGCATACTTTGGTGACTAAAACCATAATTAACCCTTGTTCGCCCAACAACCACACTGGCCAAAAGCTTTTTCACTACAACGGCTTAGGCTGGTCTTGGTGGTGGTGTCAAAGGTGTGGTAGGCGATTTGATATTATAGACCCCTATGGCGAACAACTTCCAGACGACGAGACTAACAATGCACCAGACAAACACCACAAATCCCGTAGACTTTCCACACCATCCATTTGAAGATCTGTTATATAGTAGCGGCCTCATCGCCCAAGGTGGCTGGGATGAACTAGACCCCTACCAGCAGGAGTGTGTTAAACACCTAGTACAGCTAGTAGCTCGTGACTGTGCTACCCAACTGGCCATGCTACCTATGCAACACCTAGAAGAACCACAAGCTACTGTAGAACTAAACGCTATCAGCGATTGTATCAGAACTATCCTAGAGAGGTATCACTATGTGGGATGATAACTATAAAAAACCTGATTTCGATAATAACCTATGGCGAACTGAAATCACACAAGCACTATACACAGTCCAACTACACGAGCTGGAGCAAGTTCTCCAACTACTAGAGTCCGGCCAGATTGGTAAAGCCTATGACCAACTGTACCAGATCGTTTATCCCCCTAACTTTGATGTGAGCGCATAAAATGAAACCTAAAATTGTCCCCGTACTCGACCAGTGCATTGAAACCGGCATTCAGCTGGGCTGGCAACGTGCACATAAGCATACAAGCACTCCCAGCCAAGACGAGATCCACACCCAGATCTACCAAGCCGTCTGGGCAGAATTGGATGCATGGTTTAACTTCGAGGACCAACCCAATGAATAACCACCCACAACTCATCGAGGTCCTCAACCACAATACGTGGTGGGTCAAGAACCTGGACCACGAACCTGTCAACACCGAACAGGTTAGGCTTTATTTTAACCAGCTATTCCCCGGCAAAGAAGTCTACGTATTTACCAGCACTCCACTATACACAGATTGCTATGTGCGGGTCCAACACGACTGATAACTACCACCTCAACTAAAAATACGCTTGCAAAACACAAAAAAGTATGATATAATATTGTTATATCTAAAGAGATTAAACAATTGGTGATTAAACCCTAGTTTAAAACAACTGCACCAAGCTGTGCAGGACCAGGCGACGTTTCGCGAGGGCCCCTGAGTACCAGCAAGCCTAGTGCAGTTGTTGTAGGAACTAGAGGTGTTAATCACTACAATTCGGCCATTGGCGAATTGTTTTCTTTTATACAAATTATAATAAATTTTTATACCCTCAATTTTACGCTAAAACTCGATGCAAAAACTAAATAAACTGGAAGCAATTCCACTCGACGAAATCGCCAACCAGGTCGACCCTAAATTGCTTGAGGCTTGGGTGGCCGAACAACAACTCCAGACCAAAGAGGAGTGGTTGTGGCCTCAGATTCTAGCACACTACAATCGCTGGAATCTTATTTTAGACACCAATAATATAGTAGACATTCCTAAAACACTCCGTATCAACATTTGCAGCGATTGGGAGCTGGGCTTGTGGAGGCTAGTTAATCGAGTAAATCGCAGCCACCTGATCAAACGTCAAAGCCATCCCAGCTCTGTCAACTGGAGTAGTCTAGCTCCTACTATCCTACTAGCACAACGTCGAGATCGGGGAGTTCCATACCAGAGCTGGCCGCTGGAAGGCTTGGATCGTGTGATTAGTAAAGAACTTTACGAATGTTTGCTGTGGGCTAGCCATAACCCACACTTCCGCGATTTAGGGTCACAAGAGCTCATCGAAATTCGCCAGCAGGGGTTGCTATACAAAACTGGACAAAAGCAGGGTCAGTATAAAAGTGCACTTACAACTTGGCAGCTCACTGGTCTGCCCACTATATGGCGTGAGATTCCTCGTCTGGCGGTCACCATGCTAACCCAAATCTGGGTTTGCCATCCACAGCTACGAACACAATACTTAATCCTAGACCCCTGGCAGTGGGATCGTATGCCACCGCCGCTCCTACCCGACGAGATTTTTTCGGTTGTGGCGACTGAGGGTCCAAAACACGTTAAAGTCGCAGATATGCCATGGGACGACTAACAACATGAAATATACTAAAGAAATCACTGACCGTCTAGTGCAAAGATACCGAGAAGGTGTGCCAGTAGAGGAGCTTGCCCAAGAGCTCCAGGTGCCAACTCGTAGCATAATTGCTAAGCTCAGCTCGCTAGAGGTGTACCAGAAAAAACAGTACCTAAACAAACGCGGTGAGGTCCCGGTTAAGAAGTCAGAATACATCGAACGAATCGCCCTACTGCTCAACATGAACCTTGAACTGCTCGAAAGTCTGGAAAAGGTCAATAAAGGTGTGCTTGAGGTCATAGAACGGGAATTAAGTAGGAATAACCGACCCTAAACCGTTAGAAGTGAAAAAACCCCCAAAGCTGTGGAAGCCTTGGGGGTTTTTGCTTTGGTGTGTAAAGTTGTACCGACTTGCCGCGGCTTAGGGTCAGAACCACTATAAACTTGCTCTTGACACATAAAGGTTTAGCACTGTATAATATTGGCGCACCAGACCAAGTGCAAAAGCCCACCAGCTTGCACTGGTGGGCTCGATTCCTGACCCTAAACCGTAGTCTGCTGGGCATGGGGCACCAGTTTTCGGGTTTGGGTTTCGCTCTTGGTGAGCTCATCAGAGGAATAGGGGGAAGGGCAGCAACGATGGTTGAGATTGCTGCGGTTTAGGGTCAGGTTGATTCCCCCGAGTGCGTTCTCTAGCGGTTACTGCCTCTAGATAATTGACATTAGGGACCGATCAGAGCCAGACATCATAAAACTACAGACCAATATTACCATCTGCTAGCAGTAACTAACTGCTGCCTTTCTGAAGGGATAGTTTGGAAATCAAACTTGAGTCTCGTACTTAGGTTATCGACACTTGTAGTTGGCTAAGTGGACTCTGTTTGTGCGTGTTATCGCCCTTCCCAAACTATAATAATATTATACACTGTTTGAACGGGGGCTGCAAGAGTAAATTTTTGCAGCCCCCGGGTTGATCAGGCTTTGAGCACTTCGACCAGGCGGGTCAAAACATCCTGATTTGCTTTTTCCAGCGATTCAAACTGTTCACTATTCCGATCACATACTTTAGCAATGCGCTCGACCAGCTCAGCTTTGGTGACTCGGGCCGCCTGTGTAGTCCGGGTCTTCGCTACGTACACACCCTCGCGTGAAAGCTTAGCAACCACACTACGCACACTTTTACCTACTTGCTCAGCCAGTTGCTCAACACTTACACCTTGCTGATACTTCTGGACCAGTTCCTGAACTTGTTCAGGGGTATAGTTCATTACTTTGTCAGTCATTTGGGTTCTCTCATCAAGTTATATAAATATTATACAGGGATTAGGCTTGGGAATCAAGTCAAGATTTTTTAGGCTTCAACCAGTCAGGTAAATCGCCTACGGTATCCGGTGGCACAAATTTGTTCATGTTGTTCCTTTAATCGCTGACTCAATATAAATATTATACATGGCTTAGCGGTCGCGGGCAAGACTAGATTTTTCGATTTGCCACTTTAGCACTGGCGCAGAAAGACCAAGTTTTTGCACTTGCCAAGGTTTTGCACTGGCGCACGCGCAAGATTTTGCACTTGCCAAGGTTTTGCACTGGCGCAACCTGCCCTGGAGGTTAGTAAGTGCTCACTAACTTGGTCCGGTTAGTAAGTGCTCACTAACTTGGTCCGGTTAGTGAGTGCTCACTTCGCTAGGCTGGCACGAATCTTGCTAGTGGCACGAATTTTGCTTGGTGCGAATGAGAATCATTCTCATCTAGGCCTGGCACGAATTTTGCTTTGTGGTAAAAAAGCCACGGTTACAAATTGTTACAATTCTGCGCTTGACACGGGCCGATTTTATATGATAAAATCGGCGCCAGCGCCTGGCACAGTTTTTGCCTTAGCAAGAACTGTGCCAGGCTGGGCCGGGCCGAAAAAAGCCCCGACCGGAGTCGGGGCTGGCACAATCCTTGCCTAGTTAGATAGGCTTGGAATTGGCAAGCGCATCAAAAATCGCCTTCAGCGCGCGCTTGTTCGCTTTGGTAAGCGAGTCGGTATCAGCTTCGCTCAGGTTCAGAATTCGACCGATAGCATCCGCAGTCATATCCTTTTTCTGAACGGGTTCGCCGGTTTTCGTGGTATAAACCTTTTTCTGGTAAACACCTTCACGCGACAATTTCGCCACAATCGAGCGAACCGATTTGCCGAGATTTTCGGCAATGCTTTCCACGGTAACACCCGCGAGATAATCCGCGACAACCTGCGCGGTTTGCTCGGGAGTGTAGTTCACGGCTTTTTCTGCCATTTTGCTACCCTTCACAGTTTTGGCAAGCGCCCCATGCACCCGCCACAGAAAAGATTCTACACGAAAATCTAGCCCTGCGCCCTGGGCAAGCGATTGTATTTTTTAATCGACTAGGCGACCCCGATAGAAAAATATTTTGTAGAAAACCCTTGACACGGGCAAATTTTATATGATAAAATTTGGCGCCAGCAAGGTGTGATGTTATAACATCACACCCGTGTGATGTTATAACATCACATAGGCCTGGCAAAGTAAAACCCCTTTCGGGGTTTTATTTATTTATTGAATCCTGCAATATTAACCTGATAATGTCGCCGGAAATATTTTCGCCACCGATCAAAATAACCTGATGGAGAATGATTTACTGGAAGATTATTTTCAGATTGCCAAGCGTGAATATATTCATGCACAATGGTTGCAAATAATTCCATGGGATTCCAGATTTCAGCGCGTGAAACTTGGATTAGGTGATAATCGAATTCATCTTCCCATAATCCTACACAATAAACACCGCCGAGATTTATAGTCTTGCAAACCTGTAAAACTACGGGTTTGCGGATTTGAATTTCGGTTTCCGCAATTCGCTGGAATAGTTCAATGTCTGATTTGTGAAACTTCATTTTCTGGTATCCTCAATTTTGAAAAAAATCATTACCGCAAGGCAAAGCGAATTAAATAGATAATTGCCCAGCAAAATCCAGTCTTGTTTAGGCCAAATATAAATAATGGTGAATATCTCGCCAATTGCCCAAAGGATTAAAAACATCCACGACAAACCCTCAGCGGATCGTTTACGGTAGCATTCGACAACCTGTGGAATTGCACAGGTTGCAAATGCAACCGATCCGATAATACCGATTGCATCCGACATAATTAAATTGCCTTAAAGTGATTTTTGACCTGAAAATCGTACCATGTATGCGCTTTAAGATTATCGCGCCATTGTTTGCGCTTGATAATACTGGTCAGGATGGGCAATTCAAAATCGCGCGCATCCTCGATAGCGGTATGGGGTTCAATCTTAAATTCACCCTGAATAAATCCGCATACTGCCTCAGCGGTAGTCTTAAAAGACATATTACCCTTATCAGTCGGCGGATTAAATAAGTGATTCTCTAAACAGAATTGACGATATTTGCGAGTTCCGCAAATATTACCGATTGCCGCTTGCCACAGGCAAAACCGATCCGTGAATAGGTCAAGATCAATCGCAGTATTGCGACATTTACCCTCATCAAAGTTTAGATTATATGCCGTGAGAATAGGATTATATTTGCCTACCGCAAGCGCAAGCCAGCGATTAATTGCCGCAACTGATGCAAGCATACGCGCGCCAGAATCTAGCATGGCGACATATTGTGCTTCACGTTTACGCAAACCCGCAAAACCCCAAATATCTGATTTGTTTTTGTCGTGGAATAGAGTCTTATCCCCATATTCACCGCGAACCAGAACAGCACATTGTGTGAAAATCTTACCCTCACGATCAACAATTACCGCGCCAAAATCGGCCACGGTATCATTAATCGTTGTCTCAGTGTCAACGATACAAAAAAACTGCTTGCGAGCCATCATCTACCCTTTACCGGAAAGCGCCGGAAATCGCGCGCGGCAATTGCCACACCCAGATTCTAGCACAGAATCCAGCCCCATGCAAAAAATTCTAGTGGGGCAAACCCTTGTGTACAAAATACGACACGGGCCAGGTTTTGTTACAATTATTTACAATTTGGTCCTTGACACCGGCCCAATTTTAATAGTAAAATTGGCGCCAGCATGGTGTGATGTTATAACATAACATTGTTTCATGTGAAACAATGTTATGTTATAACATCACATGGCCTGGGCAAAATAATAGGGGCGTATGCCCCTATCGTCCTTCAACCCATTGCCACATTACGGGTTCCTCCTCAAGGTATTCGCGCGCCCTGTATCGAGAGGTTGTTACCAGATGACCGACCAGTAGGAAGCAAAAGGCAGTTTTCATTAGTGTCCCTGCTTGCTTGGAATGTAAACTCCACGGATACCGAAACGGTCGCAGACTGCTTTAAGGTAGTCCACATTATCCTCATAAAAAACAACATCGTCAGTCTGGAAGTTGACAAGGTTGAAAAACTTTGCTAGTCCACCGATTTTGAGGGTTCGACCTGATTGCGTATCGCCCTGTTTACGCGAAACGATATAATCGGGTTCGCCTAGAGTGTCGCGGATAAATTCTCGATCCGGTTCGCCTAGTACGCGCGCAGTCGCAATTATGGTATACGTTTCAGGATCGTCAAGGTCTTGCCAGTATTCTTCGACCAGCGGTAAGAGTGAATCGTCAAGCGCGCGGTATTCATTCTCGCGCCAGTAGTCTAGGTCGATACGCTCGCCACGCTCATCGATGACGGTCCGGTAACGATGCAGCGAGCATACAATGGTTCCGTCCATGTCGTAAATTCTAACGCGCTTGATTGCCATTATTTTAATTCCATTGTGTGAAAGGGTTTCGGTTCATACCCTAGAGTATACATGATTTCCTGCCATGGTTTGCCGTGATGCCGCTTATATTTTCGCCATCCGTTCAGGCAGTAGTCGATATAATGTGCAGTCTCATGGGTGAGAATTTGCCCCATCATTTCACGCCGGTATTCGCGCAAGTATGGGCCGCTGAGGGTAATCTCGCCAGTCTCCACAATGCACAAGCCAGCGGTACGGGTTAGCCGTTCCGAGATTTTGAAGGTTGGCGGGTTGTGCAATTCCAGTTCCGGCCAAATCCGGCAAGCATCTTGCCAAGGTTTTAAGAGCGGGTTTGAGTTCATGAGTAAGATAGTACAGGAAAATCGCGCCTAGTGCAAGCCAGGTGCCATTGTATTTTTCTATCGACACGCTCACGCCCATAGAAAAATTTTTTTGCAAAAACCCTTGACACCCGCCAATTTTATATGATAAAATTGGCGCCCAGGTGTTGCGTTTCCGCAACACCTGGGTTTACCCTAGTTTACGTCACCCTTGACAAATCGCAAAAAGTTCAGAGCAACTTCCAGCGTAGTCTCTCCGGGCATACGGGGAAACGAAACCGTTTCACCCTGAAAAGCCCGTTCCATTGCCAGAATCTCACCCTTGATCGGGTCATAGGCATCGAAGTCTGCACAATAGGCAACTGCGATTTTAACCCAGTTCACGGAATTCCGGCTCCATGATTCAGGCACACTGGGACGAACCGCGACGGTAATTCCGTCCTCAACATCATAAACCAGCGAGCCACCTTCTCCCTCAAGGTCGGACAGAAGATTACGCCGTAAAACTTGATCCCATTTTTTCATGATAAACCCTTTCAAGGTTAAGTTTCAGAGCCAGACCAAAACAAATTCTTCGTCGTAAGATACAGGCAAATCAGGAAAGTTATGCTCATCGAGCCAATCGTGTATATAGTACACAAATTCCTGAGCATCGTGCGTGCTTGAGAACGATACCGCAACAGCCTTGCGATCCTTGTGAAGTGCAAGGTTATCGATGCCAGCCCAAATCGCGCCACATTGCATGGCATGGTCAACTATCATTTGAGGATCGTTCATCATTTTGTTGCCTTGTGTTTTGTCCATGTAGAGAATTATACAGGTTTTTGGGGATTGTGCAACCCAGGGCATATAAGGAAAACCCTAATGACCAAAAAACCACGCTGTTACAAATTGTTACAATTAAATGCTTGACACGGGCCAAAATTATATGATATAATTTTGGCGCCAGCGTGTTGTAAAAATACAACACGCTCCCAGGCCTCGGGGCTTGCGCCCCGAGCCGTAGTGTGCTACGCCTTGCTGCGGATAAACTCCGCAATCGCAGCAAGCGCGCGCTTGTTTGCTTTGGCAAGTGAATCGGTATCCCCTTCTGAAAGGTTCAGTGCCTTGCCGATCATATCAGCGTGCTCATCCTTTTTGACGGGAGCCTCGCCCGTTTTGGTTGTGTATTCCTTTTTCTGGTATACACCCTCGCGGGACAGTTTAGCAACAATCGACCGAACCGATTTGCCCATTGCCTTGGCAATATCCTCAACCTGTACCCCAGCCTTGTAATCGGCCACAAGTTTAAGGGTTTGTTCCGAAGTGTAGTTCGCAGTCTTTTCAGCCATGATTTATTCCCCTTTGTCAATAAATGAAATTCCAAGCAAGCCAGCAGCAAAGCCAGCAAGTGCCAGCATTACGCTGGTAAGCCAGTATACCACAGAACCAGTCGCGGGTATCTGGTCAAGCCCGCCGGCTACGCCGGCAAGCAACACAATCCCAAAAAACACAAGCCCAAAACCTAACGCGCTTTTCATATTAGCCTCAATAAAGATTGTAATTCATAACGTGGAAGATACGGCAACCCTTGTGCATTGCCTTGACAAGCCCGCAAGCATCTTGCTCGCTTTGAGCCTGTAGTGTAACAGAACCTTGCTTGCCTTGCAAGTAGTAACTGATTGTATAGGTGTTCCGCATTGTGCTTCCAGGGTTGTGTGCTTCGATGTGTTTAATTATACAGGGTTGAAAATTTTGTGCAAGCATTGAATTGTAACAATTTGTAACAGCGCCAGGCTATGTGATGTTATAACGTAACAGGGGCGGTTTTTTGACTTGACAAACCAAAAAATCTGAGCGCCCACCCACGCGTGTAACACCAAGGAAAATTTACCCATTGACCCTAAACCGCTAAACGTGTTACACTTTAAAAAACTACAGGATCACCATGAACCAACTACCCACCGACACCATCAACATAAGCCCCGAATTATTGGAGGTGGCTAATCTCTACCTAGAACACCAAAACACCCAGGAGGTAGCCACTGTCCTCCAGCTAGAACCCCACGACGTTGCCCAGATCCTAAAGCGTCCAGATGTTAAAAGCTACATAAACCAGGTATTCTTCGACTTAGGCTTCAACAACCGTTTCCGCATGCGGCGTGCCATGGACGCACTTATTAGTCAAAAGTTTCAGGAGCTGGAGGAGTCGCAAACGGGCAGCACCAAAGACATATCGGAACTACTTGCACTCTCACACAAAATGAGCATGGAATTGCTAGACCGTGAGATTCAGCTGGAGAAATTACGGCAAGGTGGGCCTAAAAATCAGGTTAATGTGCAGATCAACGAGGGCGGTGACGGTACACGATATGGCCAGCTAATCCAGAAATTGCTGGGAGACAAACTTGCTTAAGGTGTCGAGACCCGATGTAGAGTGGGACGGCATTCAAGAATTCGACCCACATACCCGTTTTATTAAACTACCAATCGAAAACTATCTTAAGCTCATCGGAGCTTGGGATCAGCTAAACCGCGCGCAGCTGGCACTAATCAATGCGGTCAACAATCCACAATACCGTTTTGTTGTAGCCGCACTAGCACGCCGTCTAGGCAAAACCTATATTGCAAATATCATTGCGCAACTAGTAAGCCTAGTGCCAAACTGCAATGTCCTAGTGATCAGTCCCAACTATAATCTGTCCAGCATTAGTTTTGAACTGCAACGCAGGTTTATCAAACACTTTGAGTTGGAGGTGGAGCGGGATAACCTAAAGGACCGGGTAATTGAGCTGAGCAACGGGTCTACAGTCAGGATGGGTTCGCTGTCCACAGTAGATAGCACAGTTGGTAGATCGTACCAGCTTATACTCTTTGACGAGGCTGCCTTAGGCGACGGCGGTGAGGAGGCATTTAATATCCAGCTGCGTCCGACCCTAGACCGGGTAGATGCTAAAGCTATATTTATCTCCACACCTCGTGGCAAGCAAAACTGGTTCTCCCGATTCTGGGATCGTGGGTTCTCCCCAGAATTCCCCGAGTGGTGTTCACTCTGGGCAGATTATGAAGAAAATCCCAGGATGAGCCCTAAAGATATTGAAGAAGCCCGCAGGTCTATGAGCAAGCAGGAGTTTGAGCAAGAGTATCTTGCTAGTTTCACTACATTTGAGGGTCAAATCTATGAACTAGGGGATACCAACATCGTGCCTTGGGACCCCAAACTGCAGCTGGATGCTTCAACCCAGTTTCTTGGGGGCTGCGACCCGGGCTACCGCGACCCGACCGCGTTCCTAGTAGTAGCCTACCTGCCAGATCCCAGGGATGCTGGTGAGGATCGATTCTGGGTTATACGTGAGTACGAGGAGGCCGAGCAGACTACCCAGTATCATGCTCAGCAGATTAAGGGTCTAGCGGATGAATTCCAGATTGAACTAATCTTTATAGATTCGGCAGCAGCACAGTTCGCTCAAGACCTTGCCTATCAATACGATATTCCTACTGTGCGTGCTCGTAAAGATGTGCTTCCCGGCATTGCCTATGTACAAACCCTAGTCGCACAGGGTAAGCTATGGGTAGATCCGCAATGCACCAAGACTATCGAGGCACTCAACCAGTACAAGTGGGATGATCGTGAAGGTTTGACGCGTGAAAAGCCCAAGCACGACAAGTATTCACACCTTATGGATGCGCTCCGGTACTGTCTCTACTCGTTTACTAGATAATAATTATAACATAACTAGAAGGATTACACAAGTGAAAAAATTTATTCTTGTTGCGGGATTGGTTTCCAGCGCGGCAGTAGCCCAAGATTTTGGGTATGTACAAACTCCTGTACTATGTGGCCCTTTTAGTCGGTTCTTAGAGGTAGTAGGTGACAAAGATATTGCTGAGCAACCATGGTGGCGTGGGCAAAATTTAGAGGCCAACTCTAGTTATCTTATATTTAAAAACCCTAAAACTGATGCTTGGACGCTAGTTATAGTACATAAAAGTACAGCATGCCTACTAGGAGTGGGTACTGTAAGTGAAACGTACACTACCCCCAAGACTGAAAATGTGCATTGACTTATAGCTGCCCCGGTGGTATAATACTAACATTATGGCAAAAAATACTCAAAAACGTATACCTGTAAAATGGATCCGAGACCGTGCCAAGGGTGCTTACCAGAAGCAATCCACTTGCTGGGTTTGTGGAACCAACCAAGACCTTGAACTACACCATACCCACAGTATTACCCTACTCCTTGAACGCTGGTGCCAACAACTGGGCATTGAGCTTGATACGGATGATGAGGTACTTAGGGTACGGGATCAGTTCATTAGTGAGCATCACCGTGAGCTGTACGAACTAGTGTACACACTATGTAATCCACACCACGTCAGGCTACACCAGATATTTGGCAAAGCGCCTGGTCTGGGTACTGCTCAAAAACAGCAGCATTGGTTGGAACTGCAGCGTCAGAAACAGAGTGGTGAAGTTTTCCAGCAGCCTACGTGGGGATCTCCGTTTAGTGAGTTTACCAGTGGAGATAGCCGTGGGAATAAAACAATTTTTTAGTGACTTGCGCTGGAAACTCAATCCTGCGCAGGTTAGAATAGCACAAGAAGAGGGTACCATGATTGGTACCACTGCGCCCCTTACCTATCAGCAAGCGTTTAAGCGTGTTGAAATGGTTAACCGCGGCGTTAACTTAATTGTAAGTGCTTGTGCGGGTTTAGACTATGACGTCAAGGATAAGTTGTACGAGGGTGTGGTTGTAGGTACTCGTCAAAAGTCCCTAGCTACCATGCTAAACTACAGACCTAACCCCTACCAATCGGCACAAGATTTTCGTAAAAACATATTTACCGACTATTTACTAGAAGGCAATGTGTTTGTACACTACGACGGTACGTTTCTCTACCACCTGCCCGCTTCGCGTGTAGAAATACTCACCGATGAAAAGACCTTTATTCGTGGATACCGTTACAACGGATTGGTAGACTTTAGGGAAGGGGAGGTATTCTCACTCAAAGACCTGAGTAGTGATAGTATTTACCGGGGATCTAGTAGGCTGGAAAGTGCACAGCGTTCGATTCGGACCTTGTACAACATGGAACAGTTTCAGGATGCGTTCTTTGAAAATGGTGCTGTGTTTGGCATGGTGCTTACAACCGAGAATACATTATCGACTATAGCCAAAGAGCGTACCATACAGTACTGGCAGCAAAAGTACAATCCTAAAGTGGGTGGTCGCCGTCCGGTTATCTTGGATAGTGGATTGAAGCCACAAAAGATTACGGACACCAGTTTTAAAGAAATGGACTTTGATCAATCGATCAAGACTCATCAGGAAAAGATTTTACAGGCACTAGGCGTTCCGCCTATCTTGTTAATGGGCGGCAACAACGCTAACATTGCTCCTAACCTACGCCTATTCTACTTAGAAACTGTAATGCCTATTGCTAAGTCCTGGGTAAGTGCTGTAGAACGGTACTTTGGCTACGACATAGAAGCCATCACACAAACGGTTTCGGCCTTACAACCAGATATTAAAGATATTGCCAGCTACCACGCTACACTGGTCAACGGCGGTATTATAACACCTAACGAAGCTCGCCAGGAACTCCGCTATGACAAGCTAGCGGGAGCCGACGAGATAAGAATTCCAGCTAACATTGCTGGTAGTGCAGCAAATCCATCCCAAGGGGGTAGGCCCCAGGGTGGAAATGAATAGAGGAAATTATGGTAGACAAAAATAAGATCCTGTACTTTAACAGTGTCTTTACTAAAGCTGAGCCGCTACCAGCAGAACCAGACGTAATTGAGATTAGTGGATACGCATCAACTGTGGATGTTGACAGACACGGCGATGTAATCCCCATCTCAGTTTGGGAAAGAGGCTTAGAGAACTACATAAAAAATCCTGTTATCCTAGCATTTCATGACCATACTCAACCAGTTGGTCGTATGACTGAGCACAAAGTAGATGCAAAAGGATTATGGATTAAAGCTAGGATCTCAAAAGCTGCTGAAAAAGTATACCAGCTTATCAAAGACGAAGTTTTAACAGCATTTTCAGTTGGATTTAGAATTAAAGATGCGGAATATAATACAGCCGCAGAAGTTTTCCTAGTCAAAGACTTAGAATTACATGAAATTTCGGTAGTTTCGGTACCAGCAAATCAAAACACACTTTTTAATCTTTCAAAATCGTTTAACTCCATTACGGAGTATCGTGAATTTATAGAGCAATTTGCACCCCAAAGCGAGTCAGCTAAAGGGCTAGACACCACTAGGCAAGCAAAGAGCACAACCAAAGAGGAATTGGACATGACTCCAGAAGAATTAAAGCAATTACTAGCCCAAACAGCTCAAGACGCTGCACAGCAAGCTGCTAAGGCTATCAAAGAAGAACAAGCTCGTGTAGAAGCTGAGAAAGCTGCTCGTGAACAAGCAGAAGCTGAGCTACAAGCACGTATCAAAGCAGCTGTTGCTGCTGTAACTCCTACTGAAACTGGTGCAGAAAAGCTACTAGCCGAAGTAGAGAAGCGCTTCCAAGAGCAAGCTGAAAGCACCAAGAGTGTTATCACTGGCCTAGAAGCTGCTCTAAAAGAAAAAGCACAAGAGCTAGAAGCTATTCAGAAAAGCAAGATGCAATTCGTTGATGGCAAAGCTGGCGAAATGAGCTATGCTGACAAAGAGAAAGCAGTTCTCTTAGCCAAGATGAGCGGCAAAGCAATCGACCAGACACGTCTAGGTCGTGAACTAGTTCAAAAGTATGGTGGTACAGGTCAAAGCCCTCACCAGCCAAGCGCAACTTGGGAACTAGAAGTTAGCCTAGCAATGGAAAACGAAGTTCGTCGTCGCTTAGTCGTTGCTCCTACCCTACGTGGTATTGCAATGCAAACTAACGTAATGACTATTCCTGTTAATCCAGAAGCAGGTGTTGCAACATGGGTTCAGAATAGCCAGTTTGGTGCAACAGCTTCAGCTGGTACTACTGCTGTTCACGCTCTTAAAGAGATCACTCTTAACGCATACAAAGTTGCTACAAACGAGTACGTAGCCTTCGAAGAAGAAGAAGACGCTTTACTAGCAATTATGCCTGTTATTCGTGATGCAATGGTTCGCCGTGTTGCTCGCGCTGTTGATCGCGCAATGCTACGTGGTGTTGGTTCTGGTGGAGATCCCGTTAAAGGTCTTGCCACATACGACGAAACAAGCGCAGTTAATCTAGACATTAGCGATAACGCTAAGCTAACAGTTGCACTTCTACGTGCAATGCGTCGTGACCTAGGTGCTTGGGGCTTAGATCCTGCTGAGCTAGTTTATATTGTAAGCACAGACGGTTACTACGACCTACTAGATGACGACAACTTCCTAACTGTTGATAAAGTTGGCACACAAGCTACTTTACTAACAGGTCAAATCGGTAGCGTTGCTAATACTCCAGTTCTAGTAAGTGCTGAGTTTGCTGATAAAGCCGCTGCTGCTGTTGGAGCAATCTGCTTTGCACCAGGTAACTTCCTAGTTGGTAATCAGCGTGGTCTACGTGTTGATACCGACGACCTAGTTGAAACACAACGTCGCGTAATGGTTGCCAGCCTACGTACTGGCATGACTCAAGTTACTACTAATCTTGGTCAGGGCGTAAGCGCTCTACGTTACGTAGCCTAATTCTCAGGGATGGGAACTAACAGGGCTATAAAGCCCTGTTTCTTGGCTAGATTCTAACGAGTCTAGCCCGGAAACATAGAGGAGATACCATGGGATTAAGCCTTTTTACCAGACAAGAATATAAGTCGTACAAGGGAATTAATAGCGCAAATTCTGACGGTGAAATTGATAGCTTAATTCCTAAGGTTTCGCAGTTTGCAAAAACTTATTGCAAACGTACATTTATAGATTACTATAATGATCCAATTATAGAGTATAGTACAGGTGGATTTGATCGTATCCTACTACATGAAATTCCAGTAGCAAATGTAACTAGTGTTCAACAGAGTAAAGACTATGGTCAAACTTGGACCTCTTTAGTAAAATTTACTGACTGGGTACAAGATGGCGATGATATAATTAGCCTTCACTCCAGTGGCATATTTGAAAAACTAATTCGTGGTTATAAAATCGCCTACTTTGGTGGTTATGAAACTGTACCAGAAGATTTAAAAGTTGCTTGTATGGATTTGTTAACCTACTATAAAGATAATGATGCAGCTATTAAGTCTACTAAAGCTGCTGGTACTAATAATACACAAATTGAGTATGTGCAAACTAGTAACTTACCAGCGCATATTAGACGAGTATTTGATCTCTACATGGCGGATTACCAGTAATGTCTATAAATCAATTTGCAAATGTGCCTTTTATAAAAGATTTAGGTAATGAATTATTAAATAGTATAGGCACTGTCGTTAATAAAGCTACTAATAAAGCAGAAGAGGATCTAAAGCTATATCAACGAAAAAATTTAGACTTTAGACAAATTATAGATGCTAAATTTCCTAGTTTATTAATTATAGACTATAATAGTATTCGTAATGAATTAAAAAAATATCAGAATATACCTAAAAGTTTAAAAGAAATTATTGGTTCAGACTATGAACCTATTGAATCAGATTACAATGAAATTCAGTTTGGTCTTGAAGAGTCCCAGTTAATACTTGAAATTATACGGGCCGCGGTAGATGACCTTTCACTAGAAACTAAAGGGCAAACAAGTGTAGCCTTACAAAATAAATTACAAACTATAATTAGTAACTCTCAGCCTGGTCAGTTATTAAAAAATGTAGGAAATTTATTTAATGATGTAATAGAGCTAACAGATTTATCAACCGCAAATAGAAAATATTTTATTTTTCCTACCTTTGATTCAATAAGAAATATATTTGCACCTATACTAGATGCAAATACTAAAGATAAAATTAAGAAGAATAAGGGGTTTGAAAACTTAAGTTTAGGTAAAGCATTAAACTTTGGACATACTAGTACTATTTATAAATCTGGCCCAGATGAGTATAAGCTTCAGTTTAATAGTCCTAAATTATTACAAATTATTTTTGATGTAATTAATGATAGTAATGCAGGACCAGATCCTGTTCAAAAAGTTAATCAAGCAACAACACAGTTCCTACAAGAAACAAGACAAACAGAAATATCTATAGAAATAACAAAAGATTTTTCTGATGGGTTTATGACTTTATTTGTTTTTGTAGGTGGTAATGTAGTGACTTTTGAAAATGCTGTTATTAATCAACGAAAAGGTTCTATACTAGAAAAAAGAGTTAAATTAGGTTTACCAAAACAAGTACTAACTAAATTAGCACAACAATTTAAAAATTTAGGCAGAACTACATTAGGTGTAGAGATAATTAACAGACTATCTAAAGGCAGAGGATCTCCCAGTGCTTTAGATTATATCTTGTATAATATAGTTCAAAATATAAAAGGTGAGCCTGTACAAAAATTTGCACAAAAAAGAACTAAAAATAGTAAAAGTAAAACAACAAAAACTACACCAGTTCTTTCAGGCTTTATTAAACCAAAAGTAAAAAAAGACATTTTACCTAGAAAACCTAAACAAAAGGTAAAATCATCTCCTACTCCTTTAGTAGCTGATGAGTCAAATCTTAGCAATCTTCAAAATATTATAAATAGTTTGCTCCATCAAAAAATTCGTCAAAATATGGGCAACGGGGATAGGACAGATGTTCTTAATTACAGAACCGGTAGATTTGCTGAAAGTGCTCAAGTAGAAAGATTGACTCAGGGTCGTGAGGGTATGATAACTGCCTACTACAACTATATGAAGTATCCATATGCTACTTTTAGTGCTGGTGGTCGACAAGAGTTTCCTAGAAGCAGAGACCCTAAATTGCTAATATCAAAGTCAATTAGGGAAATCATGCAAGAACAAATGATAACACGTATGAGGGCAGTGTTAGTATGAGTAAACGTAGAAAGATCACAGAAGCCCTTGCTGAAAAAATTAGGGTAAACCTAACAGGTGATGCACCGTACTTAACTAATATCTATGGTAATTGCTATGCTCAGCTAAAATTCTGGGACGAAATACAAGATTTTCCCAGCGTTTATATAACGCCTGGTATGGAATTGCGAGAGTATTTACCTAGCGAATTTACTTGGGGCTTGTTAACACTTAGTCTTAAGTTATATTGTAAAAGTGATAGTTCGCAAGAACAATTAGAACAGCTCCTTGATGATGTAGAACGCTGTATAGATGCAAATAGAACTCTGGTCTATGATACCGAAACAGGAGCTGAGACTACAGAGATTTTAGTCACTTCAATAACCACAGACGAAGGGCTTCTCGCCCCGTATGCAATTGGAGAGATAAGCCTACAGGTAAGATATGAACTATTATAGAGGTAATAAATACTCAAAGACAAATACAGATAATGATCTAGTAATTGTTAAGTAGTATAGAATATCTCTCACAAAGGAAATTACTATGTCAATAAATTTAATTCGTAATGCCAAGGTATTCTTCACTACTCGTGTAGATAGCGTTGGTGCGGTTCAAACAACTACTCATACAAATGCTACAACTTTTGAACTACAAGTACTTGATGGCTTAAGCTTTAGTCAAACTACTGGTTCAGAAACTGTAACACTTAATGAAAGTGGAACAACTGCAAGTCGCGGCCAACGTAGTTTTAATACTAGCCTAGAAGCCGGAGATTTTAGTTTTTCAACTTATATTCGTCCCAAATATAGCGACACAGTACCAGATGGTGTAATCGATACTGGCGATACTGTACGTTGCGAAGAACGAGTACTTTGGAATGCGCTATTAAGTAATATTGCTATTGGTACTGCTGGAGCAGCTTATACGGAAACAGCAGGTGCAACTGGTGTAGCACCATACGCAACAATTACTACTGCCAACAGTAATAAAAATAAGCTACAACAATTTGGTATGATAATTGTGTTTGATAATACAACCTATGTACTAGATAACTGTGCTATGGAAAGTGCAACTATTGATTTTGGTATTGATCAAGTTGCCTCAATTCAGTGGGCAGGCAAGTTTCAGGAAATGCGAACACTAGGAACAGCAGCGACTGCTAGTGCTGGTACTTTTGGTGCAGGAGGAGGAATTACTGGTAGTTACCTAGTAAAAGATACCGCTGCAAAATACATTTCTAATAAACTAAGTACTATTAATATTGTTAGCTCAGCTTTAGCCGCATTTGGTCAAAGTGCTGTAACTTATACTTTCCCAATTACTGGTGGCAGTATTACTATAGCTAATAATCTAACCTACTTAATACCAGCTCAAATTGGTGTTGTTAACAAGCCTTGCGATTACTTTACTGGAACCAGAGCTATTAGTGGCAACCTAACAGCATACTTAAGATCTACTAATAGTGCCACACTAATGAGCGCGTTACAAACTCAAGCTGGTACCTATGATCAAAACTTATTTGCTATTACTATTGGCCTAGGTGGATCAACAACTGTGCCTACAACCACAAGCACAGAAAATAAACTAATAGTTGATCTACCTTACAGTATGTTACAAATACCTGAAGTAAATACTGATCAAGTTGTAAGCATGAGCATGAACTTTATGGCTCAAGGTGGTACTGATAGTGGAAATACTGCAGCCTATAATATTGACCAAGCTACCGAAATGACAATTAAATATTTTGGTGCACCCGTAGTTTAATAATTAACGTGTAAAACATGCCTGAGCATTCAGGCATGTTTTAATCCTAAAGGTAATAAATGACTCTTTCCCTGAAAACCCTTCTCGTCCCCAGCAAATCTGTTCAAGTAGAATATCCCGGAATGCCTGAGTTTAAAATTGACTTAGCATTTCTAAGCCGTGAGACACTACTTAATATTCGTAAAAAGTCTACTAAGACTACTTTCAAAAATCGTCAACCAAGTGAAGAATTTAACGAAGATTTATTCTTGCAACTTTATGTAGAAGCTGCAATTCGTGGCTGGTCCGGACTTAAACTTAGTTATCTAGAACAATTAGCTCCTGTTGACTTAACTGGCCAAGACATGGATGATTACTTAGAGTATACAAGTGAAAACGCACTGTACTTAATGAAAAACTCCAGTAATTTTGATGCATTTATTAGTGAGCAGGTAAGTGACTTGGGAAACTTTTCCAAGAGCAACTAGAATTACTTGATACCTACATATTAAATTATATACAAAATCAAACCCTAGGCATGACTCGTGATCAGTATTTTGAAATGTGCGAGTTACTAGGAGAAGATCCTGTTGAGGAAAATATTCCTGTAGAATACGAAGACTTTCCCGTAGAAGTGCAGCAAGCATTAAGCGTATATAATTTACTTCGCGATGAGTGGGATACTTTTAATGGAATATACCTAGGAAAAAGTCTTATAGGTATAACAGAAATACTTAATCTATCCCAAGTTCCACAAGAAGATCAACAATTCTTAGTTGTCGTAGTTAAACTAATAGACAGAATACGTCAAAAAGAAACAAATAAAAAACACGAAAAACCCGCTCAGTAATATACTTAGCGGGTTTTTTAGTATTTAAAAAATTTACGTTGACAAACAAATGCCTTTATGTTAGAATTGTCCTATACGTAAAATTTTAGTAATTGGAGATACCATGCCTGGTAATACCATTGATTTTGAATTAAAGCTAAAGACCAACCTGCGCGGCGAAACTGACCAAGCTAAATTACTTAATAAAGAATTAGATAAGGCAACTACTGGTCGCACAACAGCTAGTGCTGCTGCTCAAAGTAGAGACTATGGGCGAGCCAGTGGTGTTATTGGTAAAACAGGTGCTGGTGCTCGTGATTTTGCAAATGAGGCACAAGGCCTTGGCGGATTAGTTCGTGTATACGCAACACTTGCTGCTAATACTTTTGCTGCTGTAAGTGCGTTTAATGTACTAAAGCAAGCTGCTGATACTACTGCACTACGTGAAGGCTTAAATCAGCTAGGTGCTGCTAGCGGTATTGCACTGGGTAATCTTGCCAAAGGTTTTGTTGCCGCAACAGATGGAGCAGTTTCATTTAGAGAAGCAGCTAGTGCAGCAGCTAAATCTACAGCTGCTGGCTTAAGCTCGCGTCAATTCTTACAAATAGGTGAAGCTGCCAAAACTGCTGCTCAAGCTCTTGGTATTGACATGGCTGATGCTACTAACCGACTAGTTCGTGGTATTACTAAACTAGAGCCTGAATTACTAGATGAACTTGGCATTTATACTAAGATTGGTCCAGCAGTAGAAGAGTATGCTAGAAAAGTAGGTAAGGCCAGTGGCAGTCTAAGTGACTTTGAGCGCCGCCAAGCCTTTGCTATAGCAGTCCTAGACGAAGCAAATAAAAAATTTAGCGAAATTAATATACCTACTAATCCTTATCAACAACTAGAAGCTTCCATACGAAATGTAACCCAAGCAATCTTAGAAGTAGTAAATGTTGCACTAACTCCTATAGTAAGTATAGTTGCAAATAATACAGGCATATTAACAGTTGCCCTTGCAGCTATTGCTGTAAAACTAACAAAAATGGCTATTCCTGCCCTAACAAGCTGGAGAACTGAGCTTAAAGATGCTGCTGAGGCTGCAAAAGCTCGTGCACAAGAAATTGATGGAGCTTTTGGTAAGAGTTCTTTTGAAAAAATTAAAGAAAGCTTTAAAGTTCCCGAGCTACAACAAAACTTACAAGAAGTCACATCTAAATATGAAGCTAGTAGACAACAGCTATTAAACATAGACAAAGATTATGCAGATAAGCGAAAATCGCTCATCTATAAACAGGCTAGAGATCCTGGCGGCTTAGAGAGTAAAACTACGCAAGAACTAAAGAAAATGAGTGCTAGTGCACAGCGAGAAATTACTGCTCAGGGTAAGCTAGGCACAGATGCTGCAAAACTTCAGGTTATTGCGCTACAAGAATATAAAGCTGCAATTAGAGAGGTTATACTTGCACGCAGACAGCTAACAGCTGCAGAAAGTCGAGCTCAAGAAGTAGGAATGAAAGAAAAATTTACAGTAGGCGAAAGTGTACGTAGAAGTATTTCTCGTCAAGCTAACGCTCGCGCACAGCGCCTAGACATTCTATCACAAGTAGGTGAGGATGTTCAAGAAAGTGGATTTGGAAAAGCTATTGAAGAAATGAATAAACGCATTTCCAGTTCTCGCGACATGAATATGTGGGATAGATTTCGTACACGAGTAGCCGGAACGTTTAGTGCAATTACTACAAGTGCTGGAATGTTTTTAAGCGCACTTGCACCCATGATACAGTTATTAACCTTAGCTGGTGCAGGTTTAGCAATATTTGATGGCTGGGCTAGTAAGAATACTAAACAAATGGAGTTATTTAATAAAGAGCTAGAAAAAAATACTGAAACTGTAGATAATGCAGAACGAGTACTAAAACGTTATCGTGATAGTTTTATTACTACTGAACAACTACAAGCAGTTGGTACAGCACTAGGCGAACTTACAGACGGAGTAACAGCTCTTAGCAAATCTTTTCAAGATACAGTAGCTAATCAAGGTGTATGGGACGGTATAAAACAAGGAATATTAAGTATACTAGGTGAAGGTGCCCAACAAGATTTTGCAGGTGCTGTAGCTAGTAACTGGATAAAGCAAATTGATATGCTTCCAGAAGGCGAAGTAAAAAGCGCAGTTATTTCAAAGCTACAACAAGTTTTAAATATAACTGATATTTCTGTTAAAGGAATTAAAAAAGCTATAGCTGATGCGGATGTAGCTAAAGATGTAGTTGCCAGAGGTGAAGCAGCACTAGCTCCTGCAGTTACTCGTACCCGAGAGCTTGGAGTACAGGCAAACTCTACCAGAGAAAGTATTACAAACTTAAATAAAGCAAGTCTAGATCTACAAAATACTTTTGTAGATCAAAGTCCTATTGCAAAATTTGCAGAAGCCTTAATAAAAGCTTCACTAGACATTCAAAAAAGTTTTACAACTATGGAAGGCTCTATAGCTGCATTTAAAGAAATCTTATCAAAACCTGGAGCTTTTAGCCTTATTGATATTAATAAATTAGGTCAGTATCAAGAAGCAGTTAAAGCACAACAAGAAATAATTAGGCTTGAAAATGAAAGAGCCGCTAAACAAAAAAGCGTTGAAGGTCTACAAGGTCAACTAGGAGAAGCTTTACGAGCTTCTGGAGGTAGATTAACTACTCCTGAGCAGGCTGCTACTGGTTTAGGCACAAGAAGCTCTAGACTTGCAGGTAGACTACAAGCACAAATTCTTAGTGGTCAGGCTGAAATTGAGGCAACTACTAATAAAATTGACGAACTAACTGCAACAGGTATAAAAGGCTTATTTAATACTGTAAAAGAAACTTTTGGAGAAAGTGTTAAAAAAGGTTTTGAACTATTAACCACTACCGCTAATTTAGCTTTACGTCAAGGCGAGTTGCAGATAAGTAAAGCAGTTATAGGTGGTGTTAGTGGGCCTGGAGTAGCACAGGCACAGGCAAGTCTTGCTCGTCAAGAGCTAGCAATTCAAGAGCAACAGGTAAATATTCAAGGCCAACTAGTAGATCAATTAACGCTAAATACTATAGCGCAACAACAAGCTAATAATTTGCTACAAGAAGCAAAGATACGCGAAAAGGGCGGAAACTTAACCCAAGCTGATGAAGCTATACTTGAACAATTAAGTACATCTAATCAAGAGCTAGCTGGTTTAGTACAGAGTATTAAAACAGGTGCTCCTATTAGTGCAGGTGAAATACAAAAAATGGGACCCCAAGCCGGAGCAATTGCTCTTCAAATGGCACTTACACGAGGTGGACTAGAAGCTCAACGCGCAGGGTTTAGCAGCCGTAGACAAATTATAGCAATTGATGAAGAGGTTAATAAACTAAAAGAGCAACAGCAGATTGACCTAGATATACAAAATAATTTACTTAAAACACTACAGTATCGTGAAAAATTTGTTGAGTTAAGTAAAAGTGTGCTTACAAACTTATCTGAGCAACAGATTGTAGAATCACAAATTTTAGAAACAAATAGAGTTAAGAAATCCCAGTATATTGAAACACTAGGATTAAATAGTCAAATAGCTGATTTAGAGCTAAGAATAAAGCTAGAAAAAGATAGAGGGACCGCAGCTGATGCTGAAATACTAAAAGGACTAGCTACTAGACTAGGATATGCTAAAAGCATTCTTAATATAACTCAAAATCAGCAACAAAAAGACTTAGAAATTTTAAGTATACAACAAGCTCAGGCCCGAATTAGAGCTGGACTGGCTAAAGAGGCTGAAGATAGACAATTTAATCTTTTCGTACAAGATAAAATACAAACTGTAGTAGAAGCAGAACTAGATGCTCAAAGTCAACTACTAGAATATCAAAATAGTATAGGCAATTTAACAGCAGATGAGTATAGGCTAAGAAAGCGTAATTTAGACTTACGAATACTAGAATTTGACACTGTTAATAAATTACGACAAATAGAGGGCAGAAGAAGCGAAGAATTAGCAAAAATAGGTGGAGAACGTACTTTAGCTCAAGCTGCAACTGGTGGCGTTTTAAGCGATGCTGATGCAGATAGATTATATGAGCGCGAACAAAGAGTTAATGAGCAGTATAATATTGAAGCTCAAACTCTTACTCGTGTAAATAATCTTAAAAAAGAAGGCATATACTTAACCAGTAGTTTAAATGAGCGCCAAATAGCTTATGGTAATATGTTTAAGAATACTTTTGATGGATTAGCAGATGCTTTAGTTAAGTGGGCAGAAACCGGTAAATGGGCTGGTAAAGACTTATTTAAAAGTTTAACTGCTGATTTATTAAGATTTGAACTTAGAGCACAAACTTCACAACTTTATACAAGCTTAATTAAGCCAGGTCTTATGACTTTACTTGGCAGAGGGCCTGATCTTGCTATGGCAGGTTCTTATGCCTCTGCAGAAGGATTTGCTATAACAAACGCTAAAGGCGGCGCTTATAGTTTTGGTATTGAAAAATTTGCCAAAGGCGGCATGTTTACTAATTCGGTAATAAATCAACCTACACTATTTAAATTTGCACGTGGAACAGGCCTAATGGGCGAAGCAGGACCTGAAGCTATTATGCCATTACGTAGAGACGGTAACGGGAATCTAGGAGTTATTGGTCAACAAGGTAAAACTCAAGTTGTTATCAATAACTATAGTGGTGAACGTGCGGAAACTAAAGAAACTGTAGATAGCCGTGGTAATCGTAAAGTAGAAGTCGTTATTGGTGAGGCGGCTGCACTAGACCTTTCTACTGCGGGTAGTTCGTCTCAAAAAAGTCTGAGAAGTACTTTTGGACTAGCACCTCAATTAATTAGGAGATAATTTATGGCCTATACATATGTATGGCCAGTATCCCTACCACAGTCTCCGCAAAAAAACTTTACGGAGACTGGGGGTGCATTAATAATTCGCACTCCAATGGATAGTGGGCCGGCTAAACAACGTAGACGTGGTAAACTTCCATCAAAAATGACACTATCATTTATAATGACTAGTGCACAGGTTACTACGCTTGAAAATTTTGTTACTAATGATATACGTGGTACAGCTAGATTTGGTTTTACACATCCACGTACTGGTCAAGTAATAGAAGCTCGTATGATTCCACAAGGAGATGGTGAGCTTTATACAGCAAGCTATATAGCTCCAGGATACTATAATATTAGTACTACCTTTGAAATATTACCATGAGTAGATTAAGCGCACTAAGTCCAACAGCACTTCAGGCTATGTTTGGACAAGAAACAGATAAAGAATTAATATTACTATTAACTATATATGATCCTAGTAATCCTACACAAGTAGTTTTAAGACTATGCGACGGATTTACTCAGCGTATAAGTGAAACTGCTGATGAAGTTACATATGGAGTAATTAGTAGATCTAATAGTTACATATTCCTACCTATGGAAGTAACAATGCCAGATGAATCAGATACTAATGCTCCAAAATGCTCAATAACTTTGTACGATGTTACTAGATATGTAATGCCTGTAGCAAGAAGTATTGATGGTCAACCAAAAGTTAAACTAGAGTTAATAGTCTCATCTACCCCTGACGTAGTAGAAGCAAGTTTTAGTAGTTTTTATATTACTAATTTTTCTTATACAGCAGATAGAGTTAATATTGAAATGTCAATGGTTGGATATGAACGGGAACCTTTTCCGCAGTATTCTTTTACACCAGCATATTTTCCAGGACTATTCTAATGTGGTCAAATAAATATATAGGTATACCATTTAAAACTAAAGGGCGGGACTATACCGGCGTCGATTGTTGGGGACTAGTACGTCTTGTGTATATGGAACAGTATGGTATTGAACTACCTAGTTTTGCCGATGAATATGTTCACCAAGATTCTAAAAGAATTGAAGAATTAATTAGTCAGTATAAAGAAGGTTGGCAAAAGCTTGACGTTCCAGAGCCCGGATGTATAGCTTTATTTAGAAGTCTAGGCACGGCTACACACGTTGCAGTAATGGTATCGTCCACAGAATTTATACATTCTCGTAGTGGATATGATGTTGCTATGGGAAGTATACAAGGTACAAGATGGGCTAGTAGATTAATTGGATTCTTTAAATATGTAGAGGCTACTAAAGCTAAACTTGAAGAACTACCACTAGCCTTAGAAACAAAAACAATTGTTTTTGAAATTAAAAATAATAATACACCATTAATTGAAGTTGTTAATAAACTAACAGAAAAAACAGGGTTAAAACCCAGTAGTTTTATTATTTTATTAAATGATACTATAATTGCTGAAGAGGTATGGGAAAAAGTAACTGTACAACATGCAGATGTTGTTGCATATCGTCAAGTACCTGGTGACGAAGACCTTGGTAGATTAGTATTAGTACTTGCAGTAGTAATTTTTGCAGCACAATATGCTGCAGCACAAGCCGGTTGGAGTGCTGCTGGAAAGGCTGCTTTTCAAGTTGCAGCAGCTACCGCGGCAAGTTTTGCAGCAAATGCTATATTTCCCGTTAGACCTCCACCAGAACCAAAAGATCCTCTCAGCAGTGAGAGTCAATCAATGGTCCAAGGAGGTGCTAATAGTCCAAATCCATACGGAGCTATACCCGTAGTACTTGGAAAAGTGCGAATGACTCCGCCACTTGCTGCTCAAAATTATATTACTTACCCAGAAGAGCGCATTTCCTACTTAACAACAGCATTAGCCTGGGGATTTGGACCACTTAGTTTTAGTAATTTTAAAATAGGTGAAACAGATATAGCAGATTATGTAATAAAAGATAGTGTAACACTTAGCGGATATAATGATTCAGCAGCAGATATTCTTAAATTTAATCAGCTATACTCTAGAGATGTAGACCAGCCTCAGTGGAATCCAGTTACTATGGTTTGTGATGGCAGTCCTGGATTTCAAACTGCTATAGTAGAATCAGTAACTTATGAACAGGCTGATGCTCTATATAGTGTTGATATTTATGGTCCTACTAATACGCCAATAGCTTCACCCGGTATTTATTATAATCCTCCAGGTTCCACTAGTACTGCTATAGATGTTTCTGTAGCTTTTCATATGCCACAAGGTATGCGTAAAGTTATTGTTAAAGGTAGTGGAGCAGGAAACTCTGAGGAGGCTCTTGTACGTATACAAACTCAGTATAAGTTTAATAATGGTCCATGGCAAGACTGGGAAACTTTTGATATTACAGGTATAAAAAAAGATGCTTATACTATTGTTAGAACTAAAACTTTTAGTACAGAAGGTTTAATACAAGTACAAGCCCGTAGATTAACTGGTGATAATACAGAGGATGATCCTAGCTACAGATACTATCATGATGTAGTATTATTAAATGTTACCTATACAAGTAATAGAAATCCTATAAAAATTCCACCTAATACTAATCTAGCAAGAAGTGTTTATATAGTACAAGCATCTGACCAACTAAACGGCCAATTAGAAGGTATAAATGCAATTGTGCAAAGTAAATGTAGACCTATTAGTGCTACTCCTGGCTCAGACTATACGTTAACTACAAGTAATCCTGCAGCACTATTTTTTCATGTACTTACGCACCCAGCAAATCCTCAGCGAATACTAGACAGTGAAATTAGTGAAAAAATTAATATACAACAATTACAATATTGGTATACATATTGTGATACTCAACGAGAAATTGCGTATTTTGACTATAATATAAGTAGCTACACTGGTGCAACGTATAAGTATGAATATAATGGAGTAATTGCTGAGCAAAGAAGTATACTAGAAGTATTACGAGATATTTGTGCAGCCGGCAGAGCAAGTCCTGCAATGATAGATGGTAAATGGACAGTTGTAATAGATGAACCTAAATCAACAATTGTTCAACATTTTAGTCCTCATAATAGTTGGGGGTTTGAGGGAACTAGAGCCCTGCCTAAAGAACCAGACGGTTTAAAAATAACATTTTATGACGAACAACAAAACTATCAACAAGTAGAAACAATAGTATATAATCTAGGAAAAAACATTAATAATGCACAACTATTTGAAACTATTAGTCTACCCGGTGTAACTAATAAAGGCTTAGTAGTTGATCATGGTAAGTGGCATTTTGCTCAGCTAAAACTACGTAGAGAATTATATACTTTAAATGCAGATATAGAATACTTAGCATGTAATCGAGGAGATCGTGTAAAGGTAACACACGATGTTCCTGCTTGGGGCCTAGGTAGTGGCAGAATAAAAGAAGTATATGTTGATACTAGTAATAATATAAATATTATTGAACTAGACGAAACTGTTCCCCTAAGTAATACAAGTCAATATACTATTCGTATAAGATCAAAAACAGGACAAAGTACTACAAGTCAGGCCGGTACTCAATTTACTTTTTCAGGGTATACTAGAACAGGTAATACAATATCAATTACGTTAGGAAACACATATGGTACTGTGCCTTTTGATGAATATAATCCAATAACTATTGAAAGTACAGATACTGGTATTAATGTTACAAATAAAATAGTAAGTATTAATAGACAAACAAAAACAATTAGTTATACAGTTACAACTACTGGTACTAATGGTTTTAATGCAGCAACAGGAACTATAAAGTTAACCCAATCTGACTATAAGTATTTGATACTACAATCACCTGTTACTATAGCTAGCAATTTAATTAATACTGGTGATTTATTTATGTTTGGGCAATTAAATCAAGAAAGCCAAGATTTAATTGTTTTAAGTATTGAACCTACAGCAAATAAAACTGCAAGACTTTCATTAGTAGACTATGGTGTTACCAGTAGTTATAATATATTTGAAGGTTATAAGAATTTTACTGATCCTATAGTCTTTCAAACTAATATAACTCTTCCACCAGAAAAATTACGTGATACGTTTACTAACTTACAAGTTCCTCTTGTAACTAGTGTATATAGTGATGATAGAGCTGTAGAAATAGTATCGCCAGGCGTATATAAGTATAACATAAAAATT